GATTACCAACTCGAAGATGGGCTGGACCCAGAAGGTCTTCGAGGTGATGGAGTGGAACTTCGCGAGTGACGGCAGCCCGCCGCAGCTGGCAATCGAGATGACGCTGCGCGAGACCGCGTCGAGCATCTACGACTGGAACGTGACCGACGAGATCTACGTCGACGACGCGCCGAACACGACGCTGCCCGATCCGTTCACCCTCTCCGCGCCGACGAACCTGACGCTGACCGCGGACGGAACGACGCAGCAGATCCAAGCCGACGGCACGGCGCTCCCGCGCATCCTTGTCTCGTGGTCCGCGCCCGCAAACGAGTTCATCCAGGCCGGCGGCAACGTCGGCATCGAATACAAGGAGGGCACGTCGACGACCTACCTCACGTGGAACACGGTCCCCGGCTACCAAACGACGGATTACATCTCAAGCGACGTTAAGATCGGGCTGACGTACAACGTCCGCATCTTCGGCGAGAGCTTCTTTAAGGTCTCGACGTCCTACGTCAGCGCGACGGTCAACGTGCAGAAGGACACGGTCGCGCCCAGCATCCCGACGAACCTCGTCGCGACCATCGGCACGGGCTCCGCGGTGGGCCTCGACTGGGATGATTCGACTGCGCCCGACTTCTCCGAGTACGGCATTTACCGCAACACGACCGGCGTGACTCCGGCCAACGCGAACACGAACAAGATTGCCGAGGTCGACGCATCGCGCTTCGTCGACGTGGACGTGGCGGTTGGCACTACCTACTATTACTGGGTCAACGCCTACGACGCGCTCGAGAACGTGTCGGGCTTCGCGACCCGCGTGCAGGCGACGCCAGTCGCAATCACCGCGGGGGCGGTCTCTAACGTCGCGCCGTCAACGCCTAGCGCTCCGACCTACGCGAGCGAGACGACGTATCTCGCGACAGACGGCACCGCTCTGGCCCGCATCACGGTCACGGCGCCGGCGATGCCGACCGGCGGGGCGCTGCTTCAGATCCTCTACCGGCGCAGCGGAGCGAGCGAATACGTGGTTGCGAACGTGCTGTCGTCTGGTTCGATTGCGGCGTCTATTGATGACCTTGCTCCTGGCGTCGCGTATGAGTTCGCGGCCCGAGCGATCTCATTCTCGAACACGCCCAGCGCGATCTCGGCTACGCTCTCCCGCACGGCTCCGAATTACTCGGGCACGGTAACCACGCCGGCCGGCGGCGCAATCTCCGCGGATGGCGTGAAGCCTGCCTACGTCACCGGAACCACTACGTTCCTTTTCGGCACGCGCGTCTCTTGGAGTCCGAACACGCAGTCGGACTTTTCCTATTACGAGGCCAAGGTGACCGGAACCAATTCGGACGGCGCGACCGACTACTCGTGGTCGCCAGCTACCGGATCCAACGCGCCGATCACGACGCGCGACACGGAGTGCTTTTTCTACAACGCAACCCTAGCCGCTGGCTGGGTTCGCGTTCGAGCAGTCAATCGGACGGGAAGCTTTTCTGCGTGGGCAAGTCTGGGCAACGCGAACGGAGCAGCCAACATCGGCACAGGCAGCATCTCAAAATATTCTGACGCAGATGTCACGACGACTGGAATCAAGACCGGCAACGGATCGAGCACGCGCCAAGTCAACGTCGTCTACGAGACCAACGAAGTGGTGACGCTGACCGGGGGCGGCACGAGCGAGAACGTGAACATCTCGCTGACCAATCGCGGCTTCTCGGCCAAGCCGGACGATGGCATCGTCGTCGTCGAGGACGTGCTTTACGCGGGCTTCTACGATAGCCAAGCCGCCGGCTCGACGAGCACCACCGCCGTGGTGAAGATCTTCCGCAACGACGGCGGCACGCTGGCCGCAGGCAACCTCCGGCTCTCTGGCCGCTTCACCGACTACACCTGATTTATGGCTCTCCAGAAAACCTTCACCCTGCCGAGCGGCATCTCGGGCAACTACATCCGCCTCGTGGCTCACCGCTGGGATCGCGCTGCGCGGGAGTCGTCTGCGCTGTTCGCGCTCTACGTCGACGCGGCCGCGGCTCAGTCGGGCAAGGCGCCGCTCACGCCGTGGATCGCAAAGCTATGGCTGCGCGGCGACAAGTTCGACCAGTATCTCAGCAACCCTGAGCTCACGAGCCCAGGCATCCTCGCGCAGCTTTACGTGGCCGCGAAGGCTGAGCCGATCAGCTGCGACTTGGGCAGCGATGCGCTCGCGGACGCCGTCGACGTCTGACTGTCAGATTCAGCCGGATAGAATTTTGAGAAAAAGAGTTGACCGCGGCGCGCGGGTCTGCATTGTCGGTGGTGTCGGAGGCAATCACGCCCGAGACACCACAACGACAAATGACTAAAACGAACAAGCAGCTCGCGTACGAAAATCAGCAGTTGATGGCGGCGTTGAAAGACACGATTGCAACGCTGATGGCGTTGTCAGCAAAGCATCAAGACGGACTCGAACTACTGGTTGGGACTTCGGTTTACAACGCTCGCAGGGTGATCGCCGAGACGCAGGAGGTGAAGCCGTGAGGCGCATCCTCGCCTTGCTGGCGCTGGCATCCGCCAGCCACGCCGCGCCGCCGGAAAGCTTCTGGCGGGCATTGCATCAAGTCGAGACCAGCGGCCGCCACGGCGCGATCCTCGGCGACAACGGCAAGAGCCTTGGCCCGCTCCAGATCAGCCGAGCCTATCACGCCGACTCGCGCGTCGCCGGAAGCTACGAGCAGGTCACCGATCTCGCCTACGCGCGGCGGGTCGCGACCTCCTACCTTAAGCGCTATGCGCCGCAGGCGTGGGCGCAGGGCGATGTCGAGACGCTGGCTCGGGTGCACAATGGTGGGCCTGCCGGGGCGCGCAAGCAGGCCACGCTGCCTTATGCCGACAAGGTGCGGAGGGCGATGCGATGACCAAAGCGCGCAAGATGCTCTTCAGTAGCGGCTCGAACTTTGCCCACTACGAGCTCGGCCAAGCCGTCTGCTTCCGGCATTACGCCGAGTTCGCGCGCGACGAGCTTGCGCGCCGGTGCGCTCGGTCGTCTATGCGCCAGCACGCGCTCACTTACACGCGCGAGATCCTCGCGATGCAGGGCAAGCAGTTCCGCCTGCTCGGCCGATGAACAACAACTTTAACCGCAGCAACCCGATCAAGAACCTGACCGGCGGCGGACACTCCGCGGCGCGCTACACCGGCACGCACGGGCACGTCGAACGCTCGCACTACTGGGTCTTCATCCCGGGCGAGGGCTGGGTGACGTGGCGCGAGATCCACAAGCAGGTCACCGCGTCCTTCCGCGAATGGGAGATGCGCCACATCCTCGGACTACGTAAACCCAAAGCCAGAACACAATGACCGATCAACACGCAGAACAGATCATCGCCGAGCTCCGCGCCATCCGCGCGCTGCTCGCTAACAAGCCAGCGGCTCCGGCCGCAGCTTCCGCACCGGCTCCGGCTGGTGCTCCGAAGGACATTCCGCAGCCGACCGAGCTCGTCGACGACCCCGGCAGCGTCGAGGTGCACTTCGGCAAGAACGCCGGCAAGCCGCTGCGCTCGCTCGGCGCGAAGAGCGTCGAGTGGTACGCCCAGGAGCCGGAGCCGCGCATCGGAAACAATGGCAAGCCGTTCCCGCCTCGGCCCGAGGACGTGCGCTTGAGGAACGCCGCGCGCCAGATCGTCCACGGCAACCGCGGCACGCTCGCCGCCGGATCCAAGGTCACGCTCGTCACCGAGACGCTAACCGAAGAGGTGCCGTTCTAAAAATTAAAGGGCGCGACCGAGAATTCCCAGCCGCGCCCCCAACCCAGAAGCAAAACAACACAACAGAAGCCAGACAATGAACACCGAAACCGTCAAAGAAGATACGCAGATCACCGCCGCTCCAGCGGCCAAACTCAGCAAGGCGCCGGTCACCTTCGGCGCGCAGGGCGTGCAACTCGCCTCGCTGGAGGACGCCTACCGATTTGCCAACGCAATCGTCGCCTCGGGCTTCGCGCCCAAAGGAATGGAGAAGCCTGAGTCAGTCCTCGTCGCGATCCAGCTGGGCGCCGAGCTCGGCCTCACGCCGATGGCTGCCTTGCAAAATACCGCGGTCATCAACGGGCGGCCGGCAATCTACGGCGACGCCGCACTCGCGCTGGTCCGCGCCTCGGGCCTGCTGACCTCGTACAAGGAGGAGGAGATCGGCGAGGCTGGCAGCGACGCGCACGGCTACCGCGTGACCGCGGCCCGCGGGGATGCCTCCACCGTCGAGACCTTCACGGTCGCTGACGCCAAGCGCGCGAAGCTTTGGGCGAAGGCTGGTCCTTGGACCGACTACCCAAAGCGGATGCTGCGCTTTCGCGCCCGCGGCTACGTCCTGCGCGATCTCTTCGGCGACGTGCTCAAGGGGCTCCGCACCGTCGAGGAGGCGCGAGACATCCCGGCCGAGCCGGTCAACGTCACGCCGCGCGGCCTCGGCGACAACCTCTAAGCACATTCCAAAATGGAAACCACACACGAAATCAAGAAGGCCGCGGTGATCGCGGCTGCCAGCGAACAAGTCCGCGCTCTCCTTGAGACGCACTACGACGCGATGCGGAAAGCCGCCGAAGAATCCTTTGTCGACGACGACACGCAGGCCGAGCCGAAAGCTAAGGCTTCCTTCACCATCGAATGGGAAGCGCTCGCGATGGCGCCCACCGTGAGCGTCAAGGTCGGCTGGAGCGTCCGCTTCAAGGACGAGTCCGAAGCCGTCGTCGACCCGCTCCAGGCCAAGCTCGAGATTGGAGGTGCGGAATGAACGCCGCGATTCGAGGCGAGCCGTCGGAGGTTTACCACGCGACGGACGCGATCTCGCATAGCAAGCTGGAGGTCTTTCGCCGCCGGCCGGCGCTTTACCACCGCAAGTACGTGCTGAAGGTCGTGCCTGACGCGGACTCCTCCGCGTTTGCCATCGGCCGCGCGACGCACGCTGCGGTGCTCGAGCCGCAGACCTACGGCGCGCTGTACGCTCGCCGGCCAGACGGAATCGACCGGCGCACGAAGGAGGGCAAGGCCGCGTGGGAACAGTTTGCCCAGGCCAACGCCGGCAAGACCATCCTAGACGCGGAGGACTTCGCGCTGGTCGAGCAGATGCGCGATGCCGTGATGGCGCACCCTGCGGCCTCTGAGTTGTTCCGCGCCGGCGAGCCCGAGCTCGTCTGGCGCAAGCAGTTCGCGACGCTCAACGTGCAGGCGCGGACGGACTGGTTTAATGGCAACGGCTGCTCGCTTTGCCCGCGGCCCTACGTCGTGGATCTCAAGACCGTCGAGTCGCTGGACGACGGTGCCTTCCGCAACTTCGAGAAGGCGTTTGTGAACCTCGGCTACCACCGGCAGGCGGGCTTTTACCTGCCGCTGCTCTACGACTGCGGCATCGCCTGCACGGACTTCTTTTTCGTCGCCGTGGAGAAGTGCGAGCCATACGGCGTGGCGGTCTACAAGGTCTCGAACGCCGCGCTGCAACGCGGCCAAGAGGAAACGCTGCGCGACCTCACGCGGCTCAAGGGCTGCATCGAGGCCAACCGCTGGCCCAATATGCCCGAGGACGTGCAAGAGATCGATCTGCCGACGTGGTACAAGGAGACTTGGCTATGACTCTCAGCACCCTAGCTTGGGTCACCGTGCTCCTGATCGCCGTCGTCGCTTATGCGCTGCTCACCGCTCAGGATGGTAAAGGAGGGGACGAATGAACGCGCTCGAGATCTTCGCGCTGGGCGCGATAATGCT